CTACTTGCATTAAGTTGTGGATAAGTATGTCAATAGTTAAATGTAGTAAGTTGTGGATAACCTGTGGATAACTCGCGCCCGGGAACTAAACTCCTATTGCGGCTCACTCCGTTCGCCGCCTGCGCATTGACGAAGGGGGGAACCCCCCTATAGCTATTACCTCCCCTAGATAGATAGGTTGGTGTGTTTGAGAGTGACAATCACCCCAAAAAACGTTATGAAGGACTTTAAAAAATTTTTTAAAAAATGGAAACATCTTCTACTCTAGATAGCTTAGATACACAGACTTTAAAATATCTTCTAAAAAACGCAGTTGCAGAAAAGCAAGAAAACACTCAAGCAGATTTTTTAAAATTTGTGAAAACTGTTTGGCCAGAATTCGTTGAAGGTAAGCACCACAAAATTTATGCAGAAAAATTAAATCGCATTGCAAACGGTGAGCTTAAAAGACTCATTGTCAATATGCCACCTAGACACACAAAATCAGAATTTGCGTCGCATTTATTTCCGGCATTTTACATGGGTCGTCATCCTAAAGCCAAGCTTATACAAACTACGCACACAGGAGAACTTGCAATCAGGTTTGGACGTAAAGCAAAAAATTTGATAGAGTCAGATGAATATGCTTCAGTATTTCCAGAAGTTACTTTGGCCGCAGATTCGAAAGCTGCTGGTCGTTGGGAGTCAAACCATAAAGGTGAGTACTTTGCTGCTGGTGTAGGTGGTGCTATCACTGGTCGTGGTGCAGATTTATTAATTATTGATGATCCACATTCCGAGCAAGATGCTCTTTCTCCTCATGTTCTTGATGCTCATTATGAGTGGTACACTTCTGGGCCAAGACAACGTTTACAACCTGGTGGCTCGATTGTAGTAGTCATGACCCGTTGGTCCATTAAGGATCTAACAGGACGCTTGCTCCAAGCACAAGGTAAAGACAAAATGTCAGATAAGTGGGAAGTAGTCGAGTTCCCTGCAGTTATAAATGATAAACCTATGTGGGGTAATTTTTGGACCATGGATGGTCTTATGGGAGTTAAAGCCTCGATCCCTGTTTCAAAATGGAATGCACAATGGATGCAGAATCCCGTGGCCGAGGAGGGTGCACTTATAAAACGTGAGTGGTGGCAAATATGGGAAAAGGAAGAAACACCACAACTACAGTATATTATACAATCATACGATACAGCTTTCTCTAAAAAAGAAACAGCCGATTACTCAGCGATTACAACGTGGGGGATATTTTCTCCTGATGATGACGGAAAACCAGCTTTAATTTTATTAGACGCGAAACGAGGCCGATGGAACTTTCCAGAGCTTAAAAAAATTGCGATGGAGGAATATGAGTACTGGGAACCGGAACAAATTATTATTGAGGCGAAGGCCACAGGAACACCATTAACTCATGAGTTGCAAAAGATGGGAATACCTGTTATAAATTTTACTCCTTCGAAGGGTAATGACAAACATTCGAGGGTAAACAGTGTAGCTCCGCTTTTTGAGTCGGGGATGGTTTGGGCGCCGAAGAAACAATTTGCCGAAGAAGTCATTGAAGAATGCGCAGCATTCCCATTTGGTGATTATGATGACTTTGTTGATTCGACAACGCAAGCGCTCATGAAATACCGTCAAGGCTACTACGTAGAACTTAAAGATGACTTTCGTGATGAGGGCGAAGGTTATATAGGTAAGAGGGAATATTATTAATGGAATCACACGGAATTTTATCACGCTACATGCGACCGGGCTTTAAAGAAGGCGGCGATAGTTGGTGGGAAACAATAAAAAAGGAATTTCATGAAATAGGGCAACCAGGATACACCTATGATGAAAGAAAGAAAAAAGAAATAAATGAAAAATGGAAAACTAAAAAAGATGACGTTGATGGAGCACTTAAATATGGTATCAATGAATGGAATAATCTTACAAAAAAATATAGTAAAATTTTAGGTGAAACAGATGCTTTAACAGGAGACATTGATAATGATTTAGAGCAATATTATCATTTAGCTAACACTGGAAGAGTTATGTTAGCAGACGGAACACATTCTAGAGAATTGTTGTCTCCTGATCAAATGAAAACATTAAGAGAGGATATATCATATCTTGGTGCATTACCTATTGGAACAAGAGAAGTAAGACCTGGTGAGTATGATCAACGTGTTCTTTCTTTTGAAGAAATGGATACTGCTAGAAATAATAAAAATTTTCGTGATGATACAACAAGAGATGATTATTTATTAGATCCTTATGGTTACTTTCAAGTATTGGATGGTGTTGAAGGAGCTTCTCCTTATTACGACGAAAGAGAAGATCGTTATATAAATGCTGCAACTCCAAAAGATTATACTAATTTATTAGCTAGAAAAAGTTATGATACTCCAAAAGCATTAGCTAACTTAACTAAGGAATTAGGATCGTATTATTATACAGATGGAAGTATATTTAAAGGACCATCTGGAAACCCTCACACCGAAGGACCAGGAGGTCCTACTCTTCAAGATAAAGACAGAGAACAAATGGGTGTGTTAATAAATAATATATTAGGCGGTGGTAAATTAGGTCTAGAGTATGGTTTAGGATATTTAGCAAGAATGTTTCCTTTCGCACCTTCTGATATGAAAAAGTATTATAATGAAAGTGAAGGATGGGGAGATTATTTTAAAAAACTTATGAACGATCCAGAAAGAAGTAGAGCATGGGGATTATATGATAATACAGTTGCGCCTATAGCGGGATACGATGATCCAGAAAAATATCCAAGTATGGCAGATGTAAGTTATATACCAGGATGGTCAGATCTAATGGGGGGTAAAGAAGGAGCAGGAAGTACTCCTTATTTTGGTTATGAGGGAGGTTTTCAACCTAATAAAGATTTATATAATGAAAAAGCTTATGAAGTGCATCCAATGATGAAGTCAATAATTGTAGAAGAAGAAATAGCAAAGGCTATAGAAAACGGTGATATGCAACAAGCAGAGAAATGGCAAGAAATGTATAACCAAGGAGAGTTTCCCGCTAATATTGATTATAGTAAATTTAACAGAATGAATGTAAGAAGAAATACTTTACCTCATTTACTTGGTGCGGTTATACCTTTTGCAACGCCTGGTAAAGTTGGTAACGTTTTAAAAAAAGCACAAAAAATTCGTGGACTAGCAATGACAGCAGGAGCCCTTGAAAAAGCAGCAAGTGGTAAAGCATTAGTTGGAGCAGCTATTGCAGGCGGCGCTGAAGGTGTAGCTAATAAACAACCTTATGATCCAAATTTAGAATTAGATGATGATTTTTTTGATGTGTCTATTTATAGAAATTAAATGAGCTTACTCTCACTTATAAATAAAGGTAAAAAACTTTCTAAACTTGCTAAAGATGCAAGAGTAAAACGACCAGGTGTTGGAAGTGGTATTCCTGGTGAAGGAACAGGAAGAGGTTTAACTAAACAAGAAGTAGCTAATAATGCACAACGAAAAGCAATCCTTGATCATTTAAAACTAATTTATGATAAAGCTGCTAAAAAAGAAGGTAAAGCTATTTTACCTAATCATTGGAAAAATAAAGAATTAGATGCAATTGTAGCAAAACATCCAGACTTATTTCCTGATGGATTAACATCAGGCAGAATGCATGAAATATTACAAGGTAGTAAATCAGGAAAAGGAAAAGTTAATTGGGTTTATAATACAGTATCTAAAAAAACAAAAAAAGGTGATGAATCAGAACAATTATTAAAAACTATTCTTCCACAATATGCAGATGAATCAATTAATACTATAGATAAACAATATATAGTGGATGTTTGGAGATCACGTCCAGCAGATTTTAGAACAGGTAACTTTAATAAAGACGTTCCAGCGTTTTTAACATTTTTAAGAAAACAAGAATTTTTTAATCCTAAAAATAAAAATACTTATTTTAAATCCCAAGTTGAATATGATGATTATGTTTCAATGAGAATTAATCAACCAAAGGATGAATCTGGTAAAGTAACGATGCATTTAGCACATGACGTACCAGATTTAGTTCCAGAAGGAAGTACCAGATTTCCTGATCAAACCAATACACCTTTTTCAGGAGGTGAAGCTGGTAAAACACAATATTTAGAACCTGATGTAAATATGAAGATACAACCTGAGTTAGAGCAACAATACATTGGTGCTCTAGCCGATGAAGATTTTAGTTTAGTAAAAAAAATAGATCAAGAAATGGCAGATAAAAATATTAAGTCAACAATTGTTAATCCTAAAGAAGAACTTAGTGATACTGAATTACTTCAGTTTTTTTTAAATAGAAATAAACTTAAAAAAAAATTTGGAGTTGATTTTGAAGATTATTTATCTGAAGGAATTTATACTCCAGGAAAGTTTAGTGGTGGAGGATTAGTTAAATTACTTAATAAACTTAAATTAACAGACAAACAAAAAGAGTTAATTAAACGTACCGCGTTTAATGAAAAGAAGAAACCTGGAACAGGGCCCAAGGCCCTTCGTGAAGAACGTATTAAACAAAAAATTCGTGAGAAGTATGGGAAAGAAAAAAAATGGACATATGTAAAATCAAAAATTGAAGGTCCTAAATCTTCGTTACAAAGAAAACAAGATAAAGAGTTTTTTGATCACACAGAATTTTGGCCAGAAAAGAAAAAGAAAGCTAAAGGTGGAATAGTAAGTTTTTATGTTCGGTAAATTAAACAAATTAAAACAGGCAGCGCAGTTTGCAGAGAAAGCTAAAAAAGCCTTTCCTATGAATAGACGTAAATTCTTACAAGGCCTTGGTTCAGTAAGTCTTTCTACAGCTCTTCCTGGTGGATTAAAAGTTTTACCTAAAGCAACCGCAGCTGCTGGTAAAGCACAAGTCTATAGCCGTGCTCCATGGATTAATAGTCTTGTAACAGCATTAGAAACAACTAGGGATACAACCGTCCTTGGTAATGGTGGACGTATTACATTAATTAAAAATATACCAGATACCTATCATACAAAAAAACAATTCGTTGTTAAAACGGTAGATGGGGAAGAAGATATTCTAAATTATACAAAAAGCAAAAATGGAGATATCCACGTAGAATTTGATATCCGTGATGATTTTCACAACAACCAACATATTTCCATAGACAATAAAACAAAGAACACGGAAATAATTGATGAAAATTATTACATGACTTCACCAGACGATTTCACTAAAGATGACCCTATCATTCATGAAGTTTTGACTTCTCAAGAAGAAATTGGTAAACGTTACGGATTAGCTAAAGGAGATACTATTGATGGAGAAATGATTGACAGGTTAGCCATTCCAGAAGATAGTAATTATTCAACTCTTTTTGAAAGGCATGCGGATACATTTTCTCCTTTTGGAGATTTGTTTAAAACAAAACAAAGTGCGGAAATATTTAAGAATAATCAAAAAACAATGCAAAAAAATAGAGAGATACGAGAAATGGATAATTGGGAGTCACAGTTTAGAGGAGGATCATTGCACGGATTTAATCTAGGTGGAGCAGTTAATAAATTAAAAACAGTTGGGTCATTAACAAAAAAATTAAATCCAACTAAACCTGTAGGAAAAATAGCAAGTGGTTTACAACAACTAGCTAAACCTAAAACAAAAGCTGCTGATGAAGTTATAGATCATGATTTAACTGATATTAGAGATGACTTGTATGTAGATACTCCTAAAGGACCTTATACTATTGCGGATCAAAGTGGAGTTAGAGTTTTAGATAAAGATTTTGAAACACTTGATGAAGCAAGAAATGCGGTAAAAGAAATGGGTGATTTAAGATTATCTGATTCTTCTACATTTCAAATATTTGGTGCACGTCCACCTAAAACTGCTGAAGGTATAAGTAGACCAGCACCTAGTGTATCATTAGCTAAAGAAGATGATGTACGTATGCCAGCTATGTTTTGGAAATCACGTGAAGAAATTGCTAATACACAACAATCTGTTATGACAGGTAAGCAATGGATTTCTTATTTAAAAAATAAAGGCGTTGGTGATGTTGAACTTAAAGATACATCACTTGGTTTTCATCTATCATCGCAACCAAATGCTAAAATTACTAAAGCACAATTATTAGATGACTTTGATGATATTGCACCTCAAATAGAAGTTAAAATGTTAGGTTTACGTGATAGTAAATCTTCCATACAAGACGCAGTTAAATTTGTAAATCAAGTTATGAAATCTCCTCCTGTTTACATGGATTTTAAAACGAGAAGAATACTTAATAGTATTAAAAAACCTTTAAGCAATATACGACAATCACAAGGTGCAACTCAAAACGATATTAATAGAGTTATAGAAACTTTAAATAAAGGATTCAAACAAGAGTTTGGAATAGATCAAATTATTGGAAAAGGGTTTGATTCTAACATAAAATTACCATTTATGGCTAAAAAAACGGCTCTAATATTTGATGATATACTTAATCAAGGTGGTATTAAATTTAAAGCTACTGGAAAACCACAACATGCTGGAGATCAAACAATGAGTGGTGGTTCTAACTACCAAGAAATGCTTTTTTCTTACAAACCTGGCCGTTATCGTCAAAATGACCCAATTTACAACCAAGGACACGATTTTGGAGGTCAAAAACCTTCTAATATGTTTGTTTGGGTGCGTTTTTCCGACAGAACGGACGAATATGGTCGAAAAATACTGTTTGTAGAGGAAATTCAGTCGGATATGCATGCAGGAGCACGTACTAAAGGTACTTATAGCAAAGGATACGCTCCAAGAGGCGATTTATATGATCCAGATACAGCAAAATTAAGACAAATACAGGACCAATTGCAAAATATTCAAGGAAAAGTGGATGATGCAGAGGGTTTAAACGTTGCAAAACTAAGAAAACAACAAGATAAATTGATTAAAGAGGCTGATAAGTTAAGTCCAGGTGGTAAAAAGTACAAAAGTAGTTCTAACATTCCAGAAGGCCCATTAGCCGATTCAAAAGACCATGGAAGGTTTATAATGCAATATTTAATGCGTGCAGCTAAAGAAAGTGGCGATTATGATGGAATAGCATTATCTACTTCTAAAATTAAAGGAGAAGAAAAATCTGGATTTTATGATAAAATTATGCTTCCTCAATTAAAGAAAATTTCTAAAAAAAGTGGTGCACCATTAACTGACACTGTTATCGTGGATGGAAGCGGAACCCCATATGATAAGATTCCTGTGTTGCTTTTAAAAGATAAAAAAGGTATAATACCTACCAAAGATATTTCTGTGTACAACAAAGGTGGAGTAGTTGGCTGATCAAAGTAAAAATAATATAGACAAAGCATTAGAAGCGTTAAATTTAGGTTTAGACATTGAGCCAGGTACTGGTGTTGATGTTGAAATGGAAAAAGAAGTAGAGTTTGATCCTTCTTTTGAAATTCAAGAAGATGGATCTGCTATAGTTCCAGAAGATATTACAGAACAAATTGCTACTGAACATAACGCAAATTTAGCTGATGTTTTATCTGAAACAGATTTAAATAGTTTATCTGGAGATTTAGTTAATTTTTACGAAAATGACAAAGATTCTCGTAAAGATTGGGAAGATACATACGTAAAAGGTTTAGACATGCTTGGATTTAAGTATGAAAATAGAACCCAACCTTTTGAAGGTGCTAGCGGTGTTGTTCATCCTTTATTAGCTGAATCTGTAACTCAATTTCAAGCACAAGCATATAAAGAATTATTACCTCCAAGTGGCCCTGTTAATTGTCAAATTATAGGTGAAGTAACGCCATTGGTTGAAGATCAAGCAGCTAGAGTTAAAGAATTTATGAATTACGAATTGATGAACGTAATGAAAGAATATGACCCCGATATGGATCAATTATTGTTTTATTTACCATTATCTGGCTCGGCTTTTAAAAAAGTTTATTATGATGGGCAATTGGAAAGAGCTGTAGCTAAATTTGTTTCCGGCGAAGATTTAGTAGTTGATTACTTTGCTACAGATATAGAAACTGCAAGCAGAATTACTCATTGTATAAAAATGAGTGGAAATGATTTACGTAAAAACCAAGTTAATGGTTTTTATAGTGATGTACCAGTTACATCAGGAGAAGTAGATCCTAATGAAGTTAGAGAAAAGATTAATGAATTAGAAGGTAACTCTCCACCTTACAGTACAGACAGCGAAGAGCATTTAATATTAGAAATGCATGTTGATTTAGATTTACCTGGATTTGAAGATTCAAGTGGAATTAAGCTTCCTTACATTGTTACTATAGATAAGTATTCTCAAACTATTTTATCTATAAGACGTAACTGGGATGAAGCTGATAAAAACAGAAACAAAAAACAATATTTTGTACACTTTAAATTCCTCCCAGGCTTAGGCTTTTACGGCTTTGGTCTAATACACATGTTAGGTGGGTTATCGCGAACAGCAACAAGTGTTTTGCGGCAGTTAATTGATGCTGGTACACTCGCTAACCTACCGGCAGGATTTAAAGCACGTGGTATGCGTATACGTGACCATGATGAACCAATCCAACCAGGAGAATTTAGAGATGTAGATGTAACAGGAGCTTCTATTAAAGAATCCCTTTTACCACTTCCTTTTAAAGAACCAAGTGCAACATTATTCCAATTATTAGGTTTTGCTGTTGATGCTGGAAAATCTTTTGCTGCAATAGCAGATATGAAGATGGGTGAAGGAAATGAACAGAATCCAGTTGGAACAACATTAGCTATTTTAGAACGTGGAACTAAAGTTATGAGTGCAATTCATAAGAGAATGCACTATGCACAAAAAATAGAGTTTAAATTATTAGCCGACGTTTTTCAATCTTACTTACCACCAGAGTATCCATACATGGTTAAAGGTGGAGATAGAATGATTAAACAAACAGATTTTGATGATCGTGTTGATATTATTCCTATTAGTGATCCTAATATTTTTTCTATGTCTCAACGTATTATGTTGGCACAACAACAGCTACAATTAGCACAAGCTAATCCTCAATTACATAACGTAAGAGAAGCTTATAGAAGAATGTACATGGCAATGGGTGTAGATAATGTTGATGCAATATTAAAACCAGATCCTAATATGCCAACACCAATTAGCCCAGCAATGGAAAATGCAAAAGCTATGCGTGGGGAACAACCAAAAGCTTTTCCTCAACAAAATCATCCTGAGCACATGAAAGCACATGGGGATTTGATTGCTACACGTATGGTACAGATTAATCCGCAGCTTTACGCTATGATGGAATCACATATATTAGAACACATTGCTTTATTAGCAGCAGAGCAAGTTGAACAACAACCTGAGATAGCACAACAAAATCAGCAAATACAAATGATGTTACAACAAGCAGAGCAAAATAAACAATTAGCTCCACAAGCACAACAAGCACAACAACAATTTATGCAACAAAAAGAATCACAAATTGCTACAATTGAAGCAAAAATGGTTAAAGAAATGGTGGAAGAAGAAAGAAAACGTGCTGATGAAATGCAAGATGATCCACTTGTTAAATTAAAACAACAAGAAATTGATTTAAGAGCAATGGAAACTATGCTTAAAACTAAAGAAGAAAAAGCACGTATAGAAAAAGATTGGACAATTGATTCAGAAAGAATAGACTTAGACCGTGATAAACTAGAGGCACAAGTAGGTGTGGATTTAATAAAAGCGCAGGCAGCGAAAGCTGATATTAAAAGTAAGGAAAAACTGGCAACTTTAAAAGAAAACATGACTACTATAAGAGATGCCATGAAAGGTAACGATAATGGAAAGTCCAGAAAAAAAGATTAGAGAATTCATAATAAAAGTAGATGATCTAGTAGCTAAAGAAGCTAAGACAGTGGATGATCAACTTTTATTTTGTGCATCTATGGTTTCTGTGGTAAGAAACATATACTTGACGAATCTTGGTATAGAGCAAACCAATGTTATATTTGAACAGCTTGCGGCTAGTTTTCAAATTATGGATAACTTTTACCCAGAAGTAAAACCAACAATTCATTAGGAGGAATAAATGGTAGGTAAGGTAACAGTAAGGGGGCAAGGTCCTGTAAGAAGAAAACAAACTACTACTACTTTTAAAAAAGGTGGAAGAGTAAAATTATATAGTGGTGGAAGACCATCAGCAAGAACACGCCACATTGAAAACGAAAAAGAAGAGATTAGAAGAGTTGATCGTAACATCAGAAGAAACGAAGGATACAAAACTGGTGGAAGAGTTAAAAAAGCAGTCGGTGGAAAACTAATTGCCGGTACTGGAAAATTGCGTGAATACGTAAAAGATATTAAAGATGCAACTAAAAAAATGAGTCCGCATCAAGATCCAAGAAGTGAAAGATCTGCTAAAATGAGACATTCTTTAGATAATCCAAAAAAATCATCTAAAACATCATCAAACCCACATAGTCCTGATAAAAAGAAAAGAACACTTAAAGATATTTTAAGACCTAGAGGAGGTGTGAAAAAAAAACCTTCTTTTAAAAAAACGAAAAAGGTATTAAAAGCAATTTAGAATAATTAAACATAGGAGGAAATATGAAGTTATTAAAAGATCTATGGACTCACTTGAAAGAGTGGAGCGATTGGGGAATGAAAGACTGGATTAAAGCCGGTATCGTTGCCCTAATAGTGATCATAGTACTACAATCAATGGTAGGTTAATGAACGCTAGAGAAGATTATATTGCAAAAATGAACACGCCATCACCAGGAAGTTATGGTGGTGGTGAAGATTTTGGATCTCCATTTGGAGGGGATAATTCTCCTCCTGGTACTTCAAATGAAGGAGATGTTTCGTATGGAGGAAATCCTCATGTAGATAATAATACAGGTTCAGGCGCTACAGGTGGTGGTGGTTCTTCAATATCTGATAATAATACAGGTTCAGGCGCTACAGGTGGCACAGGAACTACATCAGGACCAGGTGGATTAGCTACTCTTGCGGGTATTGACGCTTCTAAAAAATTTTTAGGAGCACGTCAACCAGGTTTAGATGGTTTAATTCAAGACAATTTAGAGACTTACGGTTTAACAGGTAAGAAAAATATAAATGATTTAACACAATTAGATTCACCAAATATTAACACAGATAATAGTAGTATAATTAATCAATTAAAACAATCAGCAAAAAATTTAGAGAATACATATAACGACCTTAGAACTTTTGATGTACCAGGAATAGGAGGTCAGTTACAACTTGATCCAGATATAGGTGGAGGACTTGAAAATCCAGGAGCAACATGGCAAAAACCTTTGTGGGGTGGAAATTTAGGTGTTAATCTGGGACATAATACTTCCACTGATAATACTACTGGAAGCATTACGTGGGGAAAATCTTTTGCAGATGGTGGACCAGTAGGAATTATGTCTTTACCAGAAGGCTATGCAGCTGGTGGACCAGTAGGTGTTGATCCTTCTGATTGGAGAGTTATACAACAAATTATTGCAGCTGGCGGTAATCCAGAAGATTACGTAAACTATGCAAATGGAGGATTTGTAGATCCAACCGCAGATGGTGGTTGGATAGATCGTTTAAGTAGATGGTGGTATGGTGATGATGATCCTGAAAATGATTATTTAGATTTACCTCCTGAAAATGATTATCTTCCACCTGATGAAATGCAAGGTTTACCTCCTAGCGATAGTTTAAAACCATATAATCCAAATAATCCTAATCATTTTATGATACCAGAAGGTATGGAAGATATGGATATAAAAGATATTTTAGAACAAATGAAAGGTGAAAGATTTGAAGCTAATAACGGTGGCGAAGTTCATAATCCATATATGGGACCACAAGCACAATCACGACCTCCTACTCCAGAAGAAAAAAAACCTTTCGGTGGAACGCGTGAAAATATTCTGGACCACATAGAAGCATTTGATAATGCACCACACCACATGGAAGAACCAATGGTTGGTATGTATGGGGAAAGAGTGCCATTAACATTAGCAAGAAGAGTACAAAAATACATGGAAGGATTAGATCCAGTTAAAAGAAACATAATTCAAGAAACATTAAATATGTTTCAAATGAAAAAAAGAATGCAAGAAATGGAAGAACTAAATGAAAATAGTGGTTTTTTTGGCCCTATTCCAAATGAGTATGAAGCATAATGTGGCATCTATTAGCTAAACCATTATTAGGTGTAGTAGCAGATGGAGTCAAAGGCTTCGTGGCTACGAAGAAATTAAATGGAGAAGTAAAGATTGCTAAAATTCAAGCAGAAAAAAAGAAGCAAGAAGATATAGCAGCAGGAAAAATTAAATGGGAAGCATCAGCCGTAGATCAAATGAAAGGGTCGTGGAAAGATGAGCTAATTTTAATTTGTCTTTTGGCGCCTGCAACGCTCGTATTTTTTCCAGGAATGACAGAACATATTCATGCTGGGTTTGTTGCCCTGCAGTCACTTCCGGATTATTATAAACATTTATTATATATAGCCTGCTCAGCGAGCTTCGGCATCAAGGCCGGAAAAGGTGCAATGGGTTTAATTAAGAAAAAATAGTGCCTTTTAAATCAGAAAAACAAAGAAGATACTTATGGGCTAATGAGCCTAAAATAGCTAGAGAATGGACAGAAGAATATGGAAGTAAACCCCATAAAGCAAAAGGTGG